AAATGAGTATACCACTCATCAAATAAATCTCGCCCATGCCAGAAAAATTCTGAAAGAGCTGAATCTATAATTTGAGCTGATAATTGTTGTTCTGACAGGTGCTTACTCTTAACACCCACCATCAAGGATTTAACAATTGAATTAACTTCAAGGGGAGCCACATATCGTGCTAAATCCTGCTCCCATCTCCATTTCCTCTTCAAGAAATCTGCATCATGAATTGATATATAAGGGCACGATTGCGATTCTTTATCTGCCATAGTATACGTAATACCAATATCACCCAAAGTTTCCATCACAGTAGTATGGTTAAACCATGGTACATGATCAGAAACACCCATTCCATTATCGTCACCGTACGTTATTAACTTAACATTAGTCCTAAATGATTTTACTTCATTACATGGATTTAGTTTAAGATAACAGTACCTCATATACATGCAATTTATAATCCCATTCAACGTAACAGTGAGTGCTTGCCCACTGGGATTAACCCCATAAAATTGCACCAAATCACCGTGATACTCTACCATTGGGAAAGTCACATCTTGAGCAATAGAATAAATAGCTCTCACATGTTCTTCACTAGCACCACATCGCTTATGGAATCGCGCTATCAGATCAAAAGCAGCTAACATAAAATCAGCTCTCATACTCGTATCAAATCCAGCAAAATCTCCGAATATACATTTATCTGTCCCAAACGTGGAAAGATAATTATATAAATCCCCCCAATCTGTACCTTGAGCTTCTATACCCGGAGCACCTTCGAATATATATCGATTAACTTGAGCTACTCTAATGAATGATAAGAGTGCTGAGCGCATCAATAAAGTAAAATCAACTGGAGCTCCCATAAAAACCCTTACTTTACCAGTATTAATCTTCCGTAGTGGTAAGGCTTCATCCTTCAAAGATGCTCGAAAAATAGGGTAATTTCTTAAACCTCTAACAGCAATATTACAGCTAGTATCAAACTTCTCTTCAATTTCCTTATAAAATTGGACTGGGTGTTGGTGTTTCTTATTAGCAGGTAATTCATCCATAAAAAGACGCTTTTGCTTATTATACGGATGACCCATAGAGGAATTCTTATTGATAGAATCAATAAATCTCAATCCTGGAACACCATTAACAACAGTATCTAATGGTAAAATACCAATCTCTTGCTTAGATTCATCTGGTGTTAAACTACACCATTCTTCCAACATTTGATCAGTAATAATCCCAATGTCAATTGAGGATGCTGAACAATCAGCCATAATTAATTCGTGTATGTTCAATTTCCATGGTTTATCTGATGCCAGATTCGGAGGGAAGTAACGCTGCTCATAACCCAACTCCTGAATATCTTCAAACATCAAATGCTTTTCGACATTCGTTCTCCGCAGTGTCTTAGAAGTTATATTCCCATACACATCTAATTGACCAGAGTCTATCGA